GTGGCGGTCTATGGTGATGACCATAGTCTTTATGCAAAGGAACTTCTTTACGAAACGAACCTCACGAACCGAGACATCTCGGAGAAGATGAAAGCACTTGGGGTAGATCGCAGAGCCGAGATATTTGCCGATAGTGCAGAACCTAAATCCATAGAGGAACTATATCGTATGGGTTGGAATATCAAGCCAACCAAGAAAGGTGCTGATAGTATCAACGCTGGTATAGATGTGCTGAAGAGATACAAGTTGCACATTAGTGGTGCTAACTTTGTCAAGGAGATGAGAAACTACAAGTGGGTAGAAGACAAGAATGGTAAGTTACTGAACAAACCTATAGATGCTTTTAACCACGCCATAGATGCGTTTAGATACGCTACATACAACAAACTCACAAGACCGAATTATGGGCGATACGCAGTTAGGTAGAGAAGTCAAGGTTATACTCCCAGAGAGTGCAAGGGAACTCACGGTAGAGCAGTACCAGAAGTTCCTCAAGGTAGAGGGTGACCAAACCTTTACAATGCTCAAGGCATTGGAGATATTTGCTAATATCCCACTCAAAGTTGCTCACGCAATGAGAGCAGACGATGTTCTCGCTATCGCTAACGACATTTTAACGATGGTAGGTACATCGCATCCACTTACAAGGAGATTGTCCTTTAGAGGGCAAGAATATGGCTTTGTACCAAACCTTGAGGATATGTCCTTTGGGGAGTACATAGACTTGGACACCTACCTCTCCGATATGGAGATGTTGCATAAGACTGTTGGGGTCTTGTACAGACCTATTACTAACGCCAAAGGTGAGTATTACGAGATAGAGGAGTACAAGGGTACGGATGGTTATAGCGACTTCCCTTTAGATGTAGCATTAGGTGCTACGCTTTTTTTTTATCGTTTAAGCAACAGATTATTGAAGAATACCCCGACCTCTTCGGGGGAGGTGTTGAAGGAGACTTATCCCCCTCTGCCAACTTTAGTAGGAAGTGGGGATGGTACGCAAGTGTAGATCATCTGGCTGGTGGTGATGTTGCAAGATACGATACGATAACTACGCTACCCCTATCTCAATGTCTTACTAAGTTAGTCTACGACAAAGAGAAGAACGATGCAGAGCGTAGGTTAATGAAGTTATCTTAAACACCTTTCACTCATAGAGGTTAACTTATCATAAGAGACTACTATGAGCTTTTACGACATCACAACAAAGATACGAGAACACCTTATTGCAAACTCTCAAGTGAACACAGTCACAGAGGGTGATATATTTGAGGTAGATCTCAACAAGCAGACAATCTTCCCCTTGTCACATATTATGATTAACAATGTGACATTCAACGATATTGGAGTAACCTACTCTATGAGCATTCTATTTATGGATGTGGCTGATGTGAGTAAGGATGACCCAAGAGCAGAGGCAGAACCTTTCTATGGGGTAGACAACAGACAAGACATTCTAAACACTCAACTATTGGTGGCTAATGATTTAGTAAGCCACTTGAAGAGAGGCAACCTAATGCAAGACAAGTACCAACTCAATGGTACGCCCTCTTGTGAGCCTTTTGAGGATAGGTTTGAGAACTTGTTGGTAGGTTGGAATCTCACCTTGTCTATAGACATTGCTAACACAATCACAATTTGCCAGTAGTCACTAAAAATACTGAGATGGTACTCCGTCAATTTGCGGAGCGAGTTATCAAGGCAGCACGGCTGAATCTTGGTGCTACTCGTACTATTACCTATAATGATGGTAAGAAAAAGAGACGAAGACAAGTATCCTCTGGTAAGTTAAAGGATAGCTTAGACTACGACCTTACAACGGGTGTACACTTGCTTATGTCTTTCAAGATGGCGGACTACGGTAAGTACATTGACGAGGGGGTAGATGGTACGAAGTACAAAGTGCCTAACGGATCAAGGTTCGGGTTTGATAGTAAGCAACCCCCAAAGGGTTCTATAAGAACTTGGATGGCACAGAAGGGCGTGAAGGCAAGAGACCTCAAGACCAAGAGTTTCGTAAAGCAGACAGAGGCGAATCTAAATAGAGCCGCCTTCCTTATATCAAGAAGCATTAAGCAACGAGGGATTCCTAAGAGCGAGTTCTTCCAAGCACCTTTTAGAATGGAGTTTGAGAAACTCCCACAAGAAGTATTAAAAGCCGTCTCAATGGATGTAGATGAGTTTCTAAAATTCACTAAACGATGATTAACACATTACAAGGGCTATACCCAACACGCTCACCTCTCTATGTAACTTGGAGCGGTACGAGCGTTACCTCTATCCAAAGTGTAGAGTTGGAGATATATATATGGACTGGAGCGAGAGCATCACGCCCAGCATCTCCACACATTACTATCAATCGCACTACGGGGTTCGGTAGCAACACTACCCACACCACAGATATATCGTCACTAATTGCTGACCAACTCAATACCACTATTGCCAAGTTGTTTAACAATAACATCTTGAGTGAGCAGAATGGTAGAGTGGCTTGGGTGCAGATAGATTACTCTACAAACTACAATAGCGGTTCTACGGATTCTGGCAGTAGCGACATCTTTCAAGTAATTGAGGGATATTCTTATTTTGATGAGGGTGCTAACTACTCATACTCTCAAACGATACTATCACCAGAGACTGACCAAAATACTTACGAGTATAATGTAGAGATGATGCCTATCTATGTAGGTGAATATGGTGAGGGGTTAGACATTATCTATTCTTACGAGGATAGAGTGATTGCTGACGGAGGTACTATTGAGAGCCTATCGTGTGCCAACATTGGTTGGGCTACTATGCGTATCTTGTTAGACGATGGTAATAAGTATGACTATGTAGTTCCAGAGACGATAGTATATACTGGTGACCAAGCAGAGGATAGAATCAAGTTGTTTCCTTCGGGTGTTGCTAACCTCAAGAACTGGTTGGTAGCACAAGGCAGTAGCCTTGATGTGGTGAATAGCGATTGGTATAAGATTCAGCTCTTAGACACCTTTGAGAATGTAATAGACGAGCGTAAGTTTGTCCCTACTTGTGAGATTAAATACGAGCCTATACAACTTGCTTACATCTCTAAGTACGGAACTTGGAACTATGCTACCTTCTTCAAGCGCAGCGAGGAGACTATAGATGTAACCTCACAACAATACAGAACGATTACGGGTAATGTACAAGATGGAGCGTACCGCTATGGTCTGCACAACCCTATGTACAAAAAGTACAATACCAATGGTAAGCGTAGGCTGACTATCAATAGCGGCTTTGTAGCGGAGGAGTTCAAAGAGGTGATGGAACAAATTATGCTTAGTGAGTATGTGTTGGTAGTAGCAGATAGCACAGTAACCAAAGACGGCAGTACCTATACCTATACTGCTCAAAACGGAACGATAGCAGCAAATGTATCTACCAACTCGTTGGTAAAAAAGAAGAGTGTAAACGATAAACTCATTGACTACACCTTAGATTTAGAATACGCATTTGACGAAATAAACTCTACTCTTTAATGAACAAGGTAGACCTATATATTGACGGCACTCGTGCCGATGCTTTCCAAGACGAGAGCATTACGCTCAACCTATCGGTACAGAACATTAGCGATATAGGCAAGGTCTTCGGTGAGTTCTCACAGACCTTCAGCCTACCCGCTACGAAGGTGAACAACGGCATCTTCTCTCACTACTACAATGTAGATATAGTTGGGGGCTTTGATGCCAACACTCGTGTAGATGCTTTCATAGAGGTGAACACCATTCTATTTAGAGAGGGCGTAGTAGAGTTGGAGGGTTTGCAGTTTAAAAATGGTGAGCCTTACTCTTACAATGTTACTTTCTATGGCAAGACTGCCAACCTCAAGGACATCTTAGGGGAAGACCAGTTGACGGACTTAGACCTATCGTCTTACGACCACACTTACAACGACACGAACATCAAGGCTGGTTTAGATGGCTATGTAGGGGGTACGAGCAACAACATCATCTACCCACTTATCAGTTCGTCACACAATTGGTTTTATGATGGTGCTTCAAGCAATCACGACCCGAACAATATACACTATCATAGTGGCGGTGCTGGTCATTCCGAACACGGAGTATTCTACTACGACCTCAAACCAGCGATTAAGTTGAAGGCTATCTTAGATGCTATTGAGGCTGATTATGGCATTACCTTCAATAGTGACTTATTTGATAGTGCTGACTTTGCTAAACTCTTTATGTGGTGTCACCGCAAGGAGGGTTATATGTTCAAAGACCAAAGGGACTCATACCCAGCGAAGCGCATCAACTTTATCACGGGTACAAACTTTGACCTTTTAAAAGACCAATACACAGTAACCTCAACGATAGCCACCTACGGCTATATGAAGATTGAGTACACCGTAAACTTTGTGAGCGGTAACGAGTGTGAGTTCTATGTGATACGACAAAGAGGCTCGGAGGTAACCAAGATTGCTACGCAGCAAGTTACGGGTAGTGGTACAAATGATTTCTTTGTGTATGACCTTCAGCAAGGGGACTTACTATCCTTTGAGTTTGCGCCTAAACCTAATTGGGGTGGTGGTGCATTAGAAGCGCAGTTTATAGTAGAGGGCTTCTTGCCCGTACTGCCTTTCACAAGTCAGTTCCAAGCAGACACCTCTGGTACGCTACAGACCTATAGCAACAATGTGGTCATTGCCGACCAAATGCCAGAGCAGAAGCTCATAGACTTCTTAACGGGGTTAGTGAAGATGTTTAACCTTGTTATAATCTATGAGGGAAGCAATACATTTAGACTTCAACCGCTTGACGATTGGTACGCTGATGGCACAACATTGGATGTCACAAGATACATTGACACTACCGAGTTCTCCGCCAACCGCCCAGAGTTGTATAAGCGTATTGAGTTTGCTTATCAAGAGACGGAAGCCGTAGTAGGCGAAACCTTTAGAAACACCTCTGGAGGTGGTGTAGGGTATGGAGACCTACGAGCAGACTTTACTTTTGACGGAGGTAACTTTGAGATACAAACCACCTTTGAGCATCTCTTGTTTGAGAGGCTTGTAGACGGGGATGATGCTATCCAAACACAATTCGCAGTAGGTAAGTCCATAGACAAAGATTTAGAGCCTTATATCGGCTCTCCTTATGTGTTCTATGCGCCTACACTTACGCCTACCTTGACTAAGACAGTAGCATATGTGAATACGGGGGGTACTTCGGATGAGATAGACCAATTTTGGTTGGTAAGTAATTGCAACGACTTACTCTCGGAGGATATTACCAAGACCATCAACTACGGAACAGAGATAGACCCTTACACGGGTTCTAACCAAACGGGTGGGTTGTATGAGACTTACTGGCAAGACTATATTACGGATTTGTACTCTACTGCGAGAAGGGTGTACCAGTTCAAGGGCATCTTCCCAAGTGATGTGATGTACAAGCTCAAGACCAACGACAAGTTGACGATTATTGATAGAGACTATGTGATTAACGATGTCACCTTAAACCTCACTACTGGAGAGGTAACATTAGAATTGCTCAACGATGTATAGTAAGTTAGGTTATCTTATTAAGGCTCTCAAGGAGACGAACGACAAGAGTGAGGATGTATTGATTGCTAAAGGCAAGTACCAATACCCAAGAACTCTTAAAGAAGCATTAGGCAAATGGCGATAGAGAAGAACATAATCATTGGA